GCAGCATTTAATGCTCTAATTAATTATTACAGAATAAATTGTGGTCTGTCGGAATTATTTAATACAGAAACATTCTCTATGTTTCTTTCTGTAGCCAAGACTAGAGCAGAGAAGATTAAAGTTCTCGATACGGTCAAGTGGCAATGCATTGAAAAACTTCCTGAACCATCAACCAAAATTGTTCCTTGTAGTGGAATTTCATTTAAAGGAATGCCAGTAGTAAATATTAATGGAGCATATGATAGATTGTGCAGAGGAAAAGGATATCATTATGGAACACCATTTGGGTCCAGACGAATAGACAATATGGATTTGCAGTCTTTGAAAGAACTAATATTTGATCCTATTAATAACAGACCGAATGTATTTGTATATAATGTAAATGATGTTGATATAATTTCTATAATGAAAGTAGGAGATTATAAAACAGGGAGCAAGTATATATTCAAACCATTTCATAGTTCTGATCTAGGAGTTGTTGAAACATACGCTTAAGTATCTTTTATAAATAAAAGAAACTCTTATGGAGATACTATGGCATATTCACCACGCATAAAAACTAAAGCAGATTTAAGAGCTTTCATATTACGAAATCTTGGTGCTCCGTCAATTGAGGTAGAACTTACTCCAGAACAAATTGATGATCAAATAGATAATGTTTTAGAACTATATATGCAAAGATGTTTTGCTGGTGTGAAAGAAAGATATCTTCCTCTCGATGTAACAGTTCATAACCAAACTTATCATCTTCCTTATGATATATTTGCTGTTGTTGAAGTTCATTCTATGGAGCTTGGTGGAATAGCAAACAATGCTCCTAGTTCCTTATTCTCTTTGAACCAATTCGTTGCTGCTGACTTGTATAGAGGTTCTGGAAAGATCGATCTTCTTACATATGAACTTGTCAATCAAATGCTGGCAACCTTAGATTTGGAATTCTCTAGAAAGATAACTTATGATTACAATACAATTACAAAAGAACTTTATCTATTTGAACCACCTAATGTTAATCAGGTTGTATTGTTAAGATGTTATGTAAAGGTTGCTCCTGTAGAAGATGAATATGGCAATGAAGTTACCAACATTTATAATGAGTTAATCATTAGAAGACTTGCTACTGAGTATTGCAGAAAACAATGGGGTCAAGTTCTTATGAAGTATGGTGGAAGTATTTTGCCGAATGGACTTATCATAAATGCTAATGATATTCTCCAGGAAGCAAATACTAATATTCAGATACTTGAAGATCAGCTTCATGATATGTATGAACTTCCTATCGATTTCTTTGTAGGTTAAACATGAATCATTATAAACACATAGACGGTGAGAGTAGTATCAAGAATACTACTACACATCATATTAGAGGAGAAGGTTGGATTGAAGGTGGAGTTGGGTTTGAAGAAGCTCGTCATCATATAAGAGGTATGAGTCATATTAATATATTACCTCAAGTTCCACAGTACATGACCAATCCTTATTATAATAGAACTCCTTTTAAAAACAATCAGGATTATGATATCACTAAAGCTGGTGCTGCGAATACCTATAATAATATTTGGGCTGAGTGTTGTTTTCTTTATGGGAATGACTGTATCTATATCAAGAGAGAAGTTATGACCGCAGAAGATGTGTTCGGAGAATTTCTTGGATCATATCTATCAAAAGGATATCCAGTTCGTTTGTTCTGTGACGATCTTGGAAATGGTGCATGGAGTGGATCAGGAGATATGTATGCCAAGTTCGGGTTGCAGATTCAGGATGAAGCTACTTGGTATTGTCCTACCCTTATGTTCAATCAGATGATTGCTACTACTAATCCTAATAATGGGGAAGTAACTTTCTCTCCTGTATATCCAAAGCAAGGTGACTTGATTTATTATGTCAATGGCAAGAAGCTATTTGACATAGTACATATCGAACCTGAAGCTCTGCCAGGAATGTATGTGTTCGGAAATAAGAATTCATATGTATTCAAAACTAAACTATATAGTTACGATCATCAAGCAGTTGCTGACGATCCTTCTATTCCAAAAGAGATTCAAGCCCTTGACAGACCTGAGACTATCAAAGGAATTACATATGATATTGCTCAACAGGAATTGGAGAACTTCAATGTTCCTGCTCAAAAGGAAGCTGCTAAAGTTGTTAATACTAAGGAGGTCGATCCCCTTACACAATGAAATACTATAACATCTTTAAATATTTTAACGAATACTGGCTGACAGAATGGATGAGATAAATGTACTTTAATTATAACATAACCAAAAAATTGATTGTAGGAATCATGTCATTGTTCGATGATATCACTGTACAGAAATATTCTTTCGATGTTAATACTCAGACATTCACATCTAGAAAGTTTATTACTGTGCCTCTACAATACGCCTCAAGAGAAAAGTTCCTTGAGATCATGCAAAGCTCTTCAGCTAGAAAACAAATGAATCCTGACGCAAATATAGCTCCTGTAGAAATACAATGGTTGCTCCCTAGAATCTCTTTCAACATCCAGGGAATTGTTTATGATTCAGAACGTCATGGAAACAAACTGAACAAGTTAATGTATAATCATGGAATGGATTCATTGTATGGTCCTGTTCCGTACAATCTTGAAATGGAAGTTTGTACAATATCAAAGACTATGGACGAAGCATTTCAAATGATGGAGCAGATCATACCAATGTTTACTCCGTCTGTATCTTTGGACATTACTATTTTAGATAATCCTGAATCTATTCCTATATCTCTTTCTTCTGTATCGTTTGATTTCCCTGCTGAAGTATCCGAAGATGAAACTAGACTGTGGACGGTATCATATTATTTTAACATTAGAGCAAACTATTACAATTTCAAACGATCATCTTCAAGAATTCTTCATATAGATTCTATTATGAGCATCATTGAATCGAATGAAATCAATACTGCGTATCAAGAGTATGTAGCCAATGCAGCTAATCCATATCCTCCTTCGTTGTCAGGTAATGATACTATCAATCTTACTCTGAACAATAGAGGAATATTTGATCCTGCTGGAATCTATAATGAATATGATTTGATGTATAATGATCATTACAAATATGTTTGTATATTGAATAACACAACAGGAATTATTCCTGGAGTAGACGATGATTGGAAAAAGTATTGGGTATTGTTGAATGTACTTCAGAACAATGGAATAGAATACAAATTTGCTCCAATAGGAATAGCCGAAGTCGGTTCTACTCTTGAAGTCGGTCCTTGCAATCCTCCATTAGAAACTATAGTAAGTTATATCGAACCAACTACACAAACTTTAAACGGACTATCAACTATCATAAGTTAAGAGGATAACATGGAATCGAATAAAATAAAGAAATTAGAAGATCAGTTTAACATGGCAACTAGTCTTGTAACCGATTTAGAAACTTTGGTTAAAGATATAGACGAAAATCAACTTGAGATTGTCGATACTTCAACCGGAGAGATAACTAATTGTGATGAATCTATCATGAACTTAGTTATGCTTAAACAAGATTTTACTTTGGTGAGAAACAATATCATTAAAGTTGTTCTTGCTGGTCAACGAATCTTGGAGAGTGCTTCTAATATAGGATTCGATGAAATCAAAGCAGGACAGATCATGGCACTTGCTCAACTACAAACAGCATTGGGAAGTAATATCAAACTGCTTATGGATTGTTATAAAGATATAGCTGTGATCGAGAAGTCTAGAAAGCAAACTGTGGTTGCTCCTACTGTTAATACTGGTGGAGTTCCTATTGTTCAACACAACGAGAACAACATCTTTGTTGGTTCTGGTGATCAGTTACTCAAATTCATTAACGAAACGTCTGCAAAGATAATCGAAGTGAACTAAAAAAAGCCCATTCAACTTGACACTGAATGGGCTTTCGCATTTAGATGTTCAAATGATTACTGACCAGAAGTTTGTATTTCCTGCTCAACGTCAAACGGAGACATATAGACAGGAAGACCTTTGGGGATCGGCACAGTGTAAAGTTCGATAAAGATAGGTCGGCAAGACGAAGGGCGAACGATTTCAACTGCCTGATACATTTCAGGAGTGCGGCAATAGTTAACAGACTGCCCTTGTTCGATAAGCGGATACATAATGCCGGTATCTCTCAGCAATACACCTACCACATATACGGGCTTCCAATGCGCTTTCTGATAGATGCCGGGGCGGGAATCGGTCCTATAGTCGGTATAAATATAGGTGGGAATAGGATTGTGAAACAAAGGAACAAGCTTCGGTGCTGCTGTCGGATTTGCCATTGCTGCCGTTGCGGATACGATCAACATTGCCACGATTGCCACGATGTTCTTAAACATTTTTGTTTCTCCTTTTTTTTTAGTTAGCTGCGTTGATGTCAATAACTTTCCAATAATTATAAATAAAGATACCACATATGAAAAATTTTGTCAAGTAAAAAATTTCAATAGTGAATGTTTGTATAAATAAAAGAAAATCTTTTAGGAGTTAATAATATGAATGCAATGAAGAAAGCACTTCTCGAAACAAAATTGAACAGAGCATTTAAAAACCAATCTCTTTTGTTAGAAGATGATTCTGCAAATGATACTTCAACGGTTGGTGGTGAATTTGCTCAACTGATTCTGCCGTTGATTAAGAAAATTTATCCTGATTCTTTAGTTGCAGAGATTGCCGACATACAACCTTTGTCTGCTCCGATGGCAAAGGTAGGTGCATTGTATAGTCTCTATACAGGAAGTGATAACTCTGCGTTAACCAATACTCATGTGTATAACTCTTTTGTAGTTAGCACTCCTACTGCTGGAGTTACTGTTAATGATGAATGGACAGGATATGGTTCTACATATACTGTAAGATATCTAGAAGAAGTTATAACTCATAATAGTTTATCTACTTATTATAATATTCTTTTGTCGATGGAAACAGGATCGCATGTTCCTGTTGCTTCGGATACGTTTACAGATACCACTAATTTGACTAGCTATACTATAACATATGGTGATTGGAATCGAGCAGCTATCAATAAAATCTTTAGAGGATATACTGGTGCTCCTTATGGTGATGGAACTAACTTTGTTGGCATTCCTTACTTGACAGATAGCAATAGTTCTGTTAAGTATATGGGATTTGAAACTAGAACTATTGATGCTGTTACAGGTGCTAGAAAAATCAAATCTAAATTCTCTAGAGAACAACTTCAGGACATTCTCCATATCTATAAAGAGCATGGTGTAGCTCTTGCTGCTGAATCGATGGCATCTGAAATACGTCAGGAAATAGATAAAGAAGTTATTTCTTATATGAAATTCATTTCTCAGTTAACAACTTCTGCTACTGTAAATTTAAGTGCTTCTTTAAGTGCTGTTAATGGTGACTTGCAAGGAATTACAAACGATCTAATTGTAAATATATATCTTGCTGCTGAAAGAATTGTAAGAGACACAAAGAGAAACAGATCAATCTTTATTATGGCCGATCCTATTACAACTTCTTTCTTACAACTTAATGCGTTCCATACACAAGCAGAGTTCAATCAAAACAATCCTTATCTTGTAGGTCATCTTGGAATATATCCATTGTATTGTGATCTATATGCCGATGTGAACGAACATTATGTTATGGTTGGATATCTAGGTAGCAATAATAATGATGGAGACTCTGGAATCATTTACTGTCCATATACAACTACTCTACATGTTGCTCCCGATCCTACATATTTTACAGAGAATATGTTGTTCTTACAAAGATATGCAATGATTCGACACCCACAAGATTTAGGTAATGTTCTTCCTAGCGATCCGTGGAATACAGCTAATGCTAGTAATTCAGATTTCTTCAAGATGTTCTTAGTAAACTTTGGAACAAGTGCTCTGGTTAACTTTTCTGATATAAGCATACCAGTATTTCAGTAAAGGATAATATATGAATTCTTTCAGACTTTTTGTACAAAGAATGAATGAAAGAATTGCAATAATTTTATCGAACAGCCTATCATCTATGATTTGTTTTTGGGTTATATGTGTAATGGTAATAGCTGTTCTTCAGTGGCAGGTTCCAAAAAATCCTTTGGAATGGATTGAGTATTTAGTTCAGACATTCTTTCAAGGTGTTGCTCTTCCAGTACTTGCATTTGTTGCTAAGAAGGAAGGTGAAGAGAGCAGAAAGATGAATACTGAGACACACGATATAGTTATGGGAGAACTTAAAGACCTTAAACAATTTCATGAAGACTTGGCTATTTTATTAAAAAAACCAAGATGCCATGAAATAGGAAAAGAACTACAGAAATAACATTGGTGGAGTATGAAAAGTTCACAAAAACATTTCCAGGTAATTGCAGCTATTGGTGTAATAGCAATAGGAGTACTTGGAGTAATAGTAGGTGGTATAGTTGTGTGGCATGGTAAAGATATTACTATAGCTGTAGCATGTATTACATTAGCATCAACAGCATTAGGAATACTTGGTGGTGTTCTTACTGCTCAAAAAATAAACCGAACCTCAGATGATATTGATACAACTCCAGATAGTTAAAAGGATAAACATGAAAAATAAAATAGAAGAAACGATAGAATTGTTAATAGATATTCTCAAAGACATAAAAAAAGAAACTCAAAATAGAGTATTCTTAAACAATATTCCAGAAATATTAGTAGGTATCGATAAAGCTCTTAACAGAATTAAACTTGGAGAAGATGTTGTATGGGAAACTATAGATGGATTGACAATTCAAGTACAAATTGCTGATAAATGTGGAGAAGGAAGTGGTAAAAGATTAAGAATCAATGTGGATAATTAATGAAACTAAAACTTTTGATAATTGGTTGTATACTATTTTGTGCTTCTATAGCTAATGCATATACCGCAGTAGTTACTTGGAATGCTCTTCCTGTAAAACCTACTGGATATTATGTTTACTATGACATACAACCAAAAGCTCCGTTAAAAGGAATAGGTATTACTCAGGGAAGTTCTCCTATAACAGTTACAACTAATACTATAACATTAACAAATATGTTAGCAACAAAATCTTATAGTATTGCTATCGCTGGATATTATGCTAAGACTACAACTCTTCCATTAATTATAGGTCCGTTAAGTACTATAGTAACTATACCTATATTACCAACAGCAACAACTTCTACTACGATAACAATTACTATAACCAATCCATAAGGAGAGTATATGAAAAAGATTTTATCTGTATTGAGCTTGATGTTTATGTTAGCAATTCCTGCATTTGCCAATGCAACTACTGTAGTATTGCAATGGACTTTAACTACAGATGCTACTGTTGCTGGACAAAAAGTTTATTATGGTCAAGGAACTGTAAATTCTGGTACTGTTACATGTCCTGCTGTACCTTATACTGGTTCGACTGCTACTCAAGGTGCTGCTGGATTTCCTGTTCCTAATGGAACTGGAGCAACTGTTGCTGGACTTGTCAGTACAAATGCTTGGTGTTTTTATGTTACCAATACAAATGCAGCAGGAATGGAAAGTGCAATTAGTAATATAGTTTCTGTTCCTGCATTTCCTGCTGGTGTGACGGGTGTTGTAATAAAATCTATCACGCAGTAAAACTTTTATAAATAATAATGAACACATTCCTTTTCGTCTAATAACTTATTCATTCACGTTGTTGTGATACTCACAACACAACTAACTAAGGAGTACTATATGAAAACACTAACTATGATTCTTCCTTCTATCCTTTTAGCAGGTATGTTAATGGCTGGATGTTCAACTACAGCACAGGTAACTGTAGGTGATACATTTATTGCCATGCATGATCTTGTAAAAACTGGAGCTATTGCTTCTGATTCACTCTGTAAAGCAAAGACTATTCCCGCAGCAGACTGTGCGGCTATTTCTAAAGCCTATCAGAAAATTCAATTAGTATGGCCTGTAGTAGATGATGCACTTATAATCTATCTGAAATCAGACCCTACTGATGCATTAGCAACTCAAAATTTCCAAGCTGCACAAGCTCAATGGAGTGCTGCTTATTCCGATATGCTTACTCTTCTTACTAAGACAGGCGTAATCAAAACAACTACCGCAACTACAACTGCAAATACTGGAGGTAAATAATGGACCCTATCACTATAATCAACTTAATAGCTACTCTTGTTCCTGTGGCAGAATCTGTTGGTCTTGACATTGTAACAATTATCCAAGGATTGAAAGCTGGTAAAACTGCTGCACAGTTAGCTGTTGAAGCTGCTGCTAAACGAAACGATCTTCCTGACTTGACCTTCGGAGTTTAATCATGGCATTCCAACAAACTCCGATGAAAGTAGAAACGGACGATGGTAGATATGTTACACTTCTTCAACCATATAATTATCTTTGTCGTTCTGGTGAATTGATCACTATTCCTGCTGGTACTACTTCAGACGGAGCTAGTACTCCTCCTGCACTGTGGGTAACTATTCCTCCTTTTGGAAAGTACTGGAAAGCTGCTGTACTCCATGACTATCTTTATAGAATCACTAAAAGACCAAAAGCTGAATGTGATAGTATTTTGTTAGAAGCTATGGAAAGTCTTGGAGTCAATGAAATAGAAGCTCACGCTATTTACGAAGGAGTACATTTAGGTGGTGAGATATCTTTTGAAGAAGATAGAAAAAGTAAAAATTGATAATAACAACTACAATTTAAGTATAAATAAAGGGGATAGAGATATTCCCTTTTTTATTAGGTGAACTAATGGTAACTGATTTTGAGTTTGATGTAAACGGAAAAACGATTTCTTATTCAGGTAATAGTAATTTAAAACCATGTAAGTGTGTTCTCGAATATACCAAAGAACATGTCGAAGAAATCATAAGATGTAAAAATAACTGGAAGTACTTTGCACAAACGTACTATCACATAACCTCTCTTGATGAAGGTATCATAAAAGTAAAGACAAGATTTTATCAAGACAATATAATCAACAACTTTATTAACAACAGATTCAATATTGTTCTAGCTTCTCGTCAGTGCGGCAAGTCTACTTCATATGAAATTTTTTGTCTATGGTATATCCTTTTCAATGAAGCAAAGACTGTTGCGATCCTGGCAAATAAGTTAGATACTTCTGTTGGTATTCTTGCAAAGATCAAAATGGCATATGAATTGTTGCCTAAGTTTCTTCAGCAAGGTATTAAGAAATGGAATGAACGATCAATTGAATTGGAGAATGGATGTAAGATTCTTGCATCTGCTACTTCGTCTTCTGCTATTCGTTCTAAGTCTGTCAATGTTTTAATTCTTGATGAAATGGGATTTGTATTTCCGAAACAATGGTCTAAGTTTTATTCTTCTGTATATCCTACTATATCTTCTTCTCTCGAATCTAAGATTATAATTGTAAGTACTCCAAACGGATTGAATCAGTTTTATAAATTCTGGACTGATGCTATCAATGGGAAAGATGATGTTGCTGGTAAAGGAAATATGTTTGTTCCTTATCGAGTTGATTGGTGGGAAGTTCCTGGTAGAGATCAGAAGTGGAAGGAAGAAACCATTGCTAATACTTCTGAAAGAGAATTTGCTTCTGAGTTTGGAAATGACTTCTTAGGTTCTTCAAGAACTTTGATAGAGTCTCATATCTTGAATATGATCACACAATTTCCACCAATATATCCTATGGGACTGAAGATAGATTCAAGATACTTGCCATTCATTAAAGTATATGATAATCCTATTCCTGGTCATATCTATAGTTTAGGACTAGATTCGTCTGAAATGATGGAGGAAACTGTTGGAGATGCAATAGCTCTTCAAGTTTTAGATATAACAACTACTCCTTATGTTCAGGCAGCAACTTGTCATATCAAAGAAGGTATTACATATTTTGAAGTACCAGAAATTGCTGTTCAATTAGGAAAATATTACAATAATGCTTATATGTTCATTGAAGCAAACTCAACTGGATTGGAAATTGCTAACTTAATAGTAGATGATTTTGAATATGAAAACGTTTACTATGGACAGAAATCACCTTTGCCTGGAATAAAAACTACAGCTAAGACAAAACGTATAGGGTGTTCGAACTTAAAGATGCTTGTAGAGGGCCAACATTTGATCCTAAAGGACTCTGACACCATTAGTCAACTCACTACCTTCACTAAAAAGAAAAAGTCTTATGGAGGAGATTCAGGTTATTTAGATGATGCTGTTATGGCACTGATAGTTTCTTTATATTTCATCAACGATAAACAATCTGTAGATGGAATTGTACCAGCAGATTTTGTTATAAAAACTTTTCAAGAGCATAAAGACAATGACGGAACAAGTGTAATCATCAATCCTGATTCTTGTGGTGATGCTGTCTTAGATGAAATGGAAAGGGCGAAAGAATCTATGAAAGATTTTATGTGGATGTTTAATAAATAATATAAACAGAAACAGAAACAGAAAAGGAGTTTACTATGGAAACAACACATTTTTATGGATGGAAACCTCAAGTTCCTGACTTTAGAGATCATCAGTTCTGTCAATTGGTTGCACCACAAGCTTTACCTCCAGCTATTGATTTGCGTCCTGAATGTCCACTGATATATGATCAAGGACAGCTAGGTTCGTGTACAGCAAATGCTCTCGGTGGTGCTGTCGAATTTGATCTTATGAAAGAAAAATTGCCTGTGTTTATGCCGTCCAGACTTTTCATTTATTATAATGAAAGAGCTAAAGAAGGAACAGTAAGTCAAGATGCTGGTGCTGCAATTAGAGATGGTATTAAATCTCTTAATACACTTGGAGTATGTCCTGAAACTATGTGGGCATATAATATTCAAGAATTTGCTACTAAACCTACTGATGCTTGTTATCAAGATGCAAAGTCATTCTTGGCTCTTGCATATAAAGCAATAGATAATACTCACATTGTCAATTTGAAATCTGCATTAGCACAAAAATTTCCTATTGTATGTGGTATAACTCTTTATGAAAGCTTTGAATCAGATTATGTATCATCTACTGGAAAAGTAAATATGCCATCTCCTCATGAATCTTGTTTGGGTGGTCATGCTGTTATGTGTGTTGGATACGATGATCATTCACAACGATTCGTTATGAGAAACTCTTGGGGTACTGATTGGGGAATGAAGGGGTATTTTACATTACCTTATGCATACTTAACTAATTCAAACTTAGCATCTGACTTTTGGGTTATAAGTCAAGTCAAGTAAACCATAATTTATATTTATAAAAAATAAAACGATATAGGTTTTGATACAAAAGTTTTGGATTTTTATAAATAAAATAAAACCTATACTATAAGGAGAAACAATAAATGGCTTCTATAAATTATGGAACTTTTTCTCTAAGCCCTGCTGTTAAAACATTTGAAATTGATCAGTCAGGTTATACTGCTAATCCTCAATCTTCACGAACAGGATTTATTATTGCTGCTGAGAATGGTCCGAGTAACAAATTGCTTGCAATTACAAATGAAGATGATCTTAAAAAGGCTTTCAATATTCCTACCACTCATAACTATCTTGATTGGTTTAACTGCTGGAACTTCTTACAGTATGCACAGACAGCATATGCTGTTCGTCCTATGAATACTTCTGTAAAGAATGCTGGTGTTGCTCTTACTGGATCATATCCTAATGGATATACACAGAACAATACTCCAGAAGAAAATCTTTATAATGCAACTGTTGCAGAACTTACCTTGCAAGATATGCTAGTTTCTGATAAACTTACATTCTTTAATCGTTACATTACTCCTACTCAAACATTAGGACTTTCGGTTTGTTCTACTTCTACTTACTGGAATTCTCCTATCGCAAATGAGTTCTTTGCAACAGCAACTATCGATGCAACTAAAGATGCTAATCTGAATAATGTTGGTGGAGCATTCCTTGCTTCTGGTGAGATCACTCTTACAGGTAGTAATACTCTTAGAATAGGTTCTCAGTTTAATGGTAACGGTAAATTGTTTACAGTATTGAATGTTGTATCTACTGGCACACCAAACATAGTTGTGAATGGTCCTGTTGTTGCTGGAGATATTTCTGACTACTACGGAACAGTAAAAACACTCACAACTGTTGACTTTAGTGATCCTACAGTAGATGTTGTGTTCGATGGAACTAAACGTTTCAGTTTAAGTTTATACAATGTATTTTCATTCAACGATACAAATGTTGTGAACGGAACAGACTGTGGACTTTATTATGTATCAGATATAGTTTATCCGGTTTCTGTTGGTGGAGATTATACTGTTACATTCACTAAAGCTCTTCTGGTAGGTGCTTCGACTACTGCTACATTGTCAGCAGCACAAGAACTTTATTCCAACTCTGATTATTATTTCTTTACTCCTTCTGATGATTATTTGGTAGGAGACTACAATCCAGTTGTGTCAGGAAGTCAAGCTGGATATAGTATTCCTGCTGGAACTACAACAATCAAAGTAAAGAGTGGATTCAATTATCCTGTAGGTACAGAGATTAAATTCATTTCTGATGGAACATTCTTTGTTAGCAATTCTCCTGATACTCTTCCAGGTCTTGTTGTTGGTGGTACATACAACTACGAAATCATTTCTATAGATCGTTCTAACAATACTATTACTTTGGATGACGGTCTTGCTCAACCTCTTGGAATTGCTACAGGAGATTCTATAACAGATATCGTAACACATTCTACTATCCTTCATGGTATCAATCTTTATAGTACAGTGTTTGATAACTCTATTATAGCAACAACTCCTACAAGATATATCGATGCAGCAACTCTTCTTGAAGTTTCTGTTAATGCTGAATCGTTGATTAAGTTTAATGAACTATTTGAATATGTTCCTAACTGGTTGAATGGAGAATTCGTAACAGTTATCTGTAAGAAAAATGCTTCTGGTCTGTTCGGTATTGTTGAAACACAACTTGCATCTTACAATCCTAAAGCAAGAGATTATGCAAACAACAACGAATTTGCTGATGAAGTTTTCTTCTACGGTTCAAATTATATGTATGTTAAAACTTCAGCAGATCAAGAATTAGATTTGGTTGATACTGCAAATCTTCCTTTGATTCAACTTGTATCAAGTGGTGGAACAGTAGTAAATAATGCTAATGTATTTGGTACAGTTTATCCTGTATATCTTGACAACTATGGTTTGATTGATCTTACAAAAGATATTGTTAATGTTCCTCCTCAAGGAGTATACAATCCTAATGGATATACTTTAGGAGACTTCCAGAATGCTGAATTGGCTTTCTCTGATGCGGAATCTTTCAATGTCGATCTTCTTGTTGCTCCTTCTCTAGACTTGAATGGTATGTCACAGCTTGCAGAAACTAGACATGACTGTCTAGCAATAGTTGCTCCTTATGATTATCGTGCATTGGTAGGTAAGTCTAATACACAAGCTACTCAATACATGATTGATAAGTTCGGAACTACTAGCACTAATCCAAATATGCTTTTCGATACCTTCGGAACATATACAAAGCTTGTTGCTAACATGAAATATCAATACGATAAGTTCAATGATGTAAATCGTTGGATGTGTCTTGCTGGAGATATTGCCGGTCTTTATGCTCAGACAGATGCTAATTTTGATCCTTGGTGGGCAGCAGACGGACTGACTAGAGGTAAGGTTTTAAATGTAATCAAACTTGCATTCAATCCTAATAAAACTAATCGTGATGCATTGTACGTAAATGCTCTCAATGCGGTTATCAACATTGCTGGTGAGGGTGCTGGTATCTCTTGGGGAAATAAAACAGCCACAGCTATTCCTAGTGCGCTTGATCGTGTAAACGTAAGACGATTGATGATCACAATTGAACGTGCTGTTGCTATTGCTGTTAAGGTTGGTTTGTTCGAATTTAATGATACTTTCACCAGAGCAAGATTAGTTGGTATCGTTGATCCTTATCTTCGTTCTGTACAAGCAAGAAGAGGAGTTATAGCATACAAGATTCAATGCGACTCACTTAACAATACTCCTGAAGTCATTGCACAGAATGGTTTGGTTATGAATGTGTCCGTACAACCAAACAGAGTGGCAGAATTTATTAACGTATACTTCGATATCCTGGGAACAAGCACAACAATCACCGAGACTGTTTCCAATAACCAGTAAAAACGTCAACACTTATTCATAAGTGCCGACATTCTGTAACAAAAAGGGAAGCTAGATCAGCTTCCCTTTTGCTTTTACAATGGTAACATTACATTACCGGATGCATAGTGACCTCCTTCTGTTTAAGGTTAGAGTTTCAGTATATGCTTCTAAGTAGATTACACTATATCATGTTTCAAATTTGATGTCAATAAAAAAGTATAAATAGAAATAGAAGTTAAAATTCATCGGACTTTAAACTTAATCTTGCTAGTCCGACAAGAGGGAGGAAGCATCATGACCTATCAATCTAATCTAGTAGCGTCCGTAAAAGCCAATCACAAAATCGTAAAAGAAAGCAGATCACAAGGAAATGTAATTGTATACATTCCATTCGGAACAGAGTATTCT